CGCTAACAATTCTTTTTCTTTCATTTTTGCTAATCTAATTGACCATCTTTTTTGCCTTAGTTCGCTTAATTTAGCACTACCTGTATACCAAACGAAATACTCAATAAAGGCCCAAAACCAAATTCTAAGTGTGATTAACATAATAAAAACCATTTATCATTTTAAGTCTCACCATTATAATTTATTTTTCTCATAGATGCATCATCATACTTATAAGGTTTGACACCAGGCGATTCTAAAATATCTATGCGATTAGTAAATCGGGCATTCATTGTATCTCTAACTTGATACACTCCAGACTTCTTACCGGCATCTACCCAAACATAATCACCAAACCTAAGAAAACCACCATTACGTACAAGCATATTTCGCGAAACTGCAACATAGTTATATTCACTTGCCCTTTTTATTTTAATAACAGTTCCATCGGCTGTGATATTTGGAGTATCATCTGTTTGGTCGGGAACAGGGTGATACATTGTAACAACTATTTTATGAGTATTAGCTTCAAGATTCTTAAGTCTATTTTGATAAGTCATTAATTTATCAGCTAAAATAAGACCGTTAATAGTGGTGCTTTTTATAAGTGAATCTGCCATAGATACTTTAAAATTTAAAAAACTTATTTGATCGTTTAGTTCCTCTATAACATTTTTCTTCTCTATACTGTGTGATATTAAAATCACCGATAGGAGTGTAATAGCTATGGTTTTTATGTTTTCTCTATTCATATCATTCCTCGTTGATAGTATAAATATAGCACAAAAAATCTATAAAAATACACTATCATTTAAAAAAATTTAAATTCATTTTTTGGAAAATATTTTATTAGAATTTACTCCCAACGGGACTTGAACCCGTATTTTTGCCTTGAAAGGGCAATATCCTAACCGATTAGATGATGGGAGCGATATAACCTATTTAAACATCCACTTTGTTAATTTCAAACCAGTAAAATAAGCGAACAATAATGCTGCTCCAGTATATGGTGTAAGTTCATTCGCACCAAATACTGGAGCTACAGAAAAGTTCCACAATAGGGAAAAGAGATATCCTAAAACAAGATACACTAAAACGGCAAAAAGACCAACAATAGTAATACCAATTAAGAAACCAACACACCACATAAATTTTACGAACCATGGCGTTTCAGTTTTAGTTATAGGCTCTTTTATCTTTTCCCAATATTTCATTAGATTACCTCATCCTCACCTAACGCTTCTGTGGTTACTTGTTCTCTTCGCTTATGTGGGTCTTGTTCTATGATTAACGAATGTTTAACCATTCTTTTACAATAATCATGTGCTTCTGTATTTTCAACCTTTCTTACCCACTCAACGAATTTACGATTTTGAAACTCGTATACCTCACCCGTTTCTTTGTTAGTAATGGCAGACTTTTGTTGTGAAATCTTTTCTGCAACATCAGCCTTGAGTAAAACATCAAGCCAACTCTCTTCATCAATCAACCCACGATTGAAATACATTTTAAGTTCTGCTTCACGGTGAGGTGGGCCTAAACGATTCTTAATAATTTTTGGCTTAATTCCAACACCAATTGTATCTTGACCCGCCTTAACCTTGCCACCACTATAAAGTTTAACCCTTACAGATGAAAAGAATGGAACAGCCTTACCGCCAGGCGATACTGTAGGATCACCAAATACCATACCACCTATCTTCTCCCTAACTTGATTCAAAAAGACTAGTGATATTCTTTGATTACCTATAAAGCGGATACTCTTGCGCAAACCTTGACCAATAAGTCTTGCACCTAATCCAATAGTAGAATCACCATATTCACCTTGAATTTCTGCTTTGGTTGATGTTCCTGCAATAGAGTCCCAAACAATACAACACAACTTGTTCTTATCATTTTCTCGTATCCTACGTACTATTTCTTCTATACCTTGAAACACTTCTTCAATAGTTTCTGGTTGTAAGTATACAAGATTACCACCTTCTCCTTGTTCCTTTAGTCCAAGTAGTTTTAAGAAACTCCAATTGGCTGCATTTTCCGTGTCGATAAGAATTGGTATACCACCTCTATCTTGACAATCTTTTAAAATCATGTATGATAGAAGTGATTTACCTGTTGCTGCTTCACCACTAATTTCTACTAACTTACCAACAGGTATACCGCCAGGAGCTTCGGGGTCATTAGAAATAATAGTATCTAAAACAGTAGAACCGGTAGAAAGCCACTCCTTTACTTCAGCAGGGCTTTCTCCCTTTCCCATAATATAGGCAACATCACCTATCTTCTTATTAAGAGAATCTACAATAATATCGGTGAGAACGCTGTTGTCAGTATCAACATCAACAGTGTTCCCACTAGTAGTCACTTTCTTTCTTGGCATATTAGTTTAACAACTTATCAAAGGCGTCACCGATCTTCTCACTTACCGTATCTTCTTCTGCAGCTACCTTAGTAGGAGTAGTAGCTGTGGGAGCAAAATTCTTTTCAGTTCCCGCAGAAGAATCGGAATCATCGGCATTAGGATTAACATGCTTCTCCAACGCTAACTTCATTTCATCAATCGGTGCAAACTGAAAGAGTTCATCAATCGGCTTTACACTATCAATGATGGTTTGAATCTCCTTCTTAGTAGAAGCAAGAGGTGAAGGCTTAAGGGCTGTAATTACCGAAGCAGGTACAAGCCAATTATTGAAGCCATGTTCCATCTTAACTACCAAGTCAAGACCCTCGTTTTCATCAGTAATATCTACACCTTGACGCAAGGCACTCTTAACTAAATCAAGAATATCCTTATATGTAGTGCGAGGCGACACACTCCACCAACGAATACCCTTATCTTCTTCTCCACGCTTAACAACAGGAATATATGCCCGATTCTTTGGAGCCATACTCTTAAACATTTCCTTAAAACTTTCATCGTTGGTCGCCTTGTATTGATCCCAACACTTTGTAGCAAAATCACAAATCGGATCAGACTCACCCTTCATCTTTGTAGGACAAAGGAATGTGCGGCCTGCGATTCCAAAATGAAACCACAACTCTTGAAAAGGCATTTCCAAGTCATGCTTGTAAGGAGCAATACGAAGAACGTGTTCTCCTTCATCCAACTTAATGATATCATCCTGTGTGTTGCCACCACTACTTTTAGTTGGATCAAGCTTGTCAATAGCCGCGTTGATCTTATCCAAATTAATAGCCATTATAATCTCCTATAAATTAATTGAAACTACGATTGTGAAACATTATAACACTTTTTTACTAAAATCTAAACTACTAATTATTACTAAAACGATAATCACTAGATGCATCGCATCCCAACTGTTCTTCATCAATACATTCGCAACTCTCTCCGCACGATTTAAGGGGTTTGTTTCTAATCTTACTTAATAATATAAGTAAAGATGTAGGTATTGTCAAGGCTAAAATTACACAAATAAAAGTTTTCATACTTTACTTTTCTCCATAAGGGCCGCGTAGTGACTCTTCCAATACTTTACGTAACTCATCTTCTAATTCACGTTTTTCTTGTTCTACTTCCAACAACTTTTCATTTAAAGCTACTGACCATTCAAGCTCTTTCTCGTATAAGTTCTTATAGAATAAGTAGCCGTGAATCCATTCTTTCGGTTTGCTCAAAATTCTACGTAACATTTTCACTCCGTTGTGACGGTATCATCTTCACCGTTGATTGCTGATTTCATAGCATGCCAACACAAAGTCGCACATTTGACTCTCATAGGAAATTCACGAACTCCACCGAAAACAATCAATTTACCAAGTTTAGTTTCATCAATGGGAACAGTAACATCCGACATGACCATTTCGTGAAATTCGTGAAATAGTTGTTCTGCTTCTTCGACATACTTGCCTTTTACAGCAGCGGTCATTATGGAACCCGATGCTTTGGAAATCGCACATCCCGAACCTTGAAAGGCAATATCGTGAATCTTGCTGTCATCCAACATAACATGAACATAGAAATGATCACCACATAGAGGATTATAACCCTCTTTTGTATAGGTAGGATAATCAGCGGACAGTTCCATAGTCCCAAAATTTTTTGGGCGTTTGTTATGTTCTAAAATTGTTTCTTGATATAAATCGGTTAACATCGTCATTATATTTCCCCATTAAAAATTTAATATACTATAATATACGTAATTTTTTAGGGTTTGTCAAGGCTTTTATTTATCTTGAAAATATATATCAGACCATACTTGCATTGTTTTAGGGTAAAGGGCAAACATCTGCTCTTTTAAAACTTTTGCATATTCTCTAATCTCCCACTGAGATGTGGGTTCATCACGAAGCTCAATAAAGTTAACTATGGCTTGAAATGAAGCAGTCCAATAAACCTCTGTGTATTGACTTAAAGGCAACATTATGCGAGCTTGCTCTTTTGCCACTCCCAACCCTAAAAGTTTTTCATAGTAATGTTTTGTAATTTGTAAGGCTTTGGTGTATGCCTCACAGGCTTCTTCTTGTTCTTTAACCGATCCATAACTCGCCTGTTTACTATCTTCCGATTGTTGTCTCCAGTTTTCGGGAAAATAATATTCCTCAACTGGGACATAACGTCCACTAATTTCATTCCAAGCATGATCCTTTGTCGAATGTGATGAAGTTGCTTCGACACCTACTACGTGCTTATACCACTGTCTCATAACAAATTCTGGTGCCTTTATATGAAACTGTACTACAAGATGGCGAAACGGGGAGAAGTGTTTATGTTTTGCGAGATATCTAACTAACCTCTCATCACTTCTATCATACTCAGTTTTTCTTTTACCAAACGATACTCTTGCAGAGTTAGCTACTGTTAGGTCATTCCCTAAACTATCAATTACTTCTATAAAGCCTTTGTCCAAAACTTTACTCTTTGTGCTCATATATTAATTATACCCTCTACTATAATATGCTTCTTCTTCATCCAAATCTGTAGAGTAATCCATCTTCTTAAGGTTATTTTTAATATTCTTTCTGTTAGAACGCCGCTGAATCTTTTTTGTACCTTTGTTGGGATTATTAATATCTTCCGGCTCTCTACGCCGGTTTGTTCGTGCCATTTTAAAATTCCTTTTGTGATGGTTATGCGTATTTCAAACTACCTAAAATTTGGTTAATTGGAGCAAAGGTTCCTGTCAATTTATATGTTTTACCCTTATAGTTAAAGACAAGCCCTTCTGATGGAACAATTCTTTTGAACCCACCAGCTTTTTGTAATCTTGTTAAGTGCCTCTTTAACTGTGTTATTTTATTAATATCACCCCCTTGGCGTAAACTATTAATTGTAGTTTTGAGATCTTTTTTTATACTTCTAACAGAACTTTCTGGAGAAGCAGATATAAGGTTGTCAACATTGGTAAGAACCTTTGCCCCTAACTCTAAAAACAAATCTTCAAACGGTGCGATATTTTGTTGAGCGAACTTATTAAAATTTTGTTTATCCAATTTCTTTGCCCATGCCAAAACTTTTTCGTTAGTAAAGTTTTTACTATTTAGTGCTTTAGATTTATTACCAAATACCCATCTATTAATTAAAGCAATTTTTGTCTTTTTGTCAAGCTTTATTTTTGACTTTCTTGCTTCAGCATTAATTTTATTTAACCACCACATTTCATGGTATCGTGTTACTTTATCATTATTACTCAACCCATACTTCTTTTGAAGTTTGTAAAGCTTCTTTATGAAATATTGTTGATCCTCTTTAAAGTCTTTACTTACTGGTAAAGATAAAGCTACTGGACCTCTTATTTCAAAAGTGTTCTGTATATTTTGATTAATCTGTTTTATCATACCAGCTAATTTAGAACCACTCTCTTTATCTTGACCAATAGCATTACCTTCTTTATCATACTCTAAATTACCATGAAAGATAATCATATCTTTTCCATACGGAATAACATTTTGAGTTGGAACGTAAATTATTTCCAAGTTCATCCATTTATGACCGTTGTCAAATATGTGACCTTTTTGTTTTTCAGTTAATCCCTTTATTGCGTTTTCTAAATCTTCCATTGTGCCTGCAAAAGCTTTTTCTAATTCACCTCTACCTGCAAACATTTTCTTAACACCTGCAGTGGTTAATGAGTTTTCACCAAAGTTTTTAATTTGACCTTTATTTCTTGCAGCAACTAACTGACCATTCTTCCAAGACACCATAAGATTTTGACCATCAAGTTTTTCAGTTACTCCTTCCACATTTACTCCACCCTTCAACAATCTAGTAATCATACTTTTAAAATCACCAAAAGTTAAATTACTATCGTCAAAAGGGTGAGCCATGTGCCCGTAAGCACCACCCATTAGTAAAAGCCTCCTTAACTCCATTTTTTCTTCCCTTAAACTTGTTAGTTTATCTACTACTAGTTTATATATGTCTTTCTTACTATGACCAAATATACCTTTAAAAACCTTAAGTTTTTCCGACTCTTCTGTTTCTTTAGACCCTAACGCTGCTCGTATACTAGTTCCACTCATCTCCTTGCCGCCAACCTTTAAAGCAATGTGTGGTAACACAGTAATATATCCGTTTTCTCTATACCCGACTAAATCATCACCTTCTTTATAGTCTTTAAAATACTTTCCAGATGTTAATCTACCTGCATCTTTCGCACCAAAACCAAAAACTACTGGTGTGTCTTCGGGTAATTTAGAAGTTATTTCAACAGCCTTATATGGATCTCTTACCTTAATAATACGATTAGACGGTATACCATATGCTTGGATAATTTTTTTCTTTTCAGCAAAAGTAAATGGTGACTTCGGACCTGTTACACCACTAGTAGCAATGTATACATTTTTAGCTCCAAATTTTTTTACTAAATTTTGATATGCTTTAAAATGATGTGACCCCATAGGTTGGAATCTGCCAGGATATATAGCTATGGGTCTTGGACTTTTAACTTCTTGTAGTTTCATTTTTCTCTCAATAGTTTATAACGTATTATAAATATCTCTCTATTAGAGAAAGAAACTCCTTCGCTCTGTATTGGGTTGTATGATATTTTAATAGTTTAGTAAAACCTCTATCAGCAATTTTTCTGGCTTCTTCGGGATGGCCAACATAATACTTGGCCTTATCTACTAACTCATCTAAGTCATTATAGATTACAAAATCTTCTTCATCTATATAAGTGTTAGTCCAAATATATGGTTCAATAGGCTGATACATGACCATACATCCATTAGCAAGACTCTCCCAAAAACGACCTGTTTGTCGTGCTTCTCCACA